TTCAAGTTTTACACCTAGACCCTCTGGATAACCATCAAAATGATGATATACTGAGAGAATTGAATCGTCTGGTAATAAGATACCTATTCTTGCTCTTGTTGACATAATAATGTGGTGGTTGTATTGGGTGCGAGAAACAAAAACGTGGACTTATGTTGCCTAAGAGGTGCTTCACTCAACTTTGACCTTCCTAACCAAAAATGGATGTATAGGTGTGAGTACTGGGTCAACTGCCAGTTTTGTTTCCCTACTATTAATATACCATAAAAAAACCCTCTGTACAAGAGGGTGTGCCAGATATTTAATCGTCATATACCAGACATTCTGGTTCGTCTGGGTGTACATCACAAAATACCTCTAATACATTTGGGTCATGATGGTCGCCTGCTTCGATCTCATCTTTGTGATGCTCTACATACTCCTCTAAATCGTGTAGTTCATCCTCTATGTGATGACGCATTGGTTCAGAAGTATTTGGGTCGGCAAGAATTTCTTTGTCCTTTTGGATATGGTCTTCAATAGTTTTCATAATGACCTCCTTTTGTTACACTAGTATTTATAATCTAGCACTAGTTTTTTGCATTTGCAAGTTCTAGTGTTTCTTTGCGAATAAATACCCCTTTTAAATCGTAATACAATTTGTGATTTTCTGTGGTAACATAGTGACCAATAATTTCACTCCCATCACAATTATATCCGTATGCTATAACTTTTTCGGCAACACCATCAATACGAAATCTTTTTTCTGAATGTAAGTATGTGCTATAGTGTTGATCGAGATTAAACATTGTTTTATAGGGTATGTTAGGGTATTATAACATAACTAGTTATAATTTGGGCAAATGCTTAAAGTTTTCTTTATAATTAACGTCTTCTTGCTTCATCTTTCAAAACATCTTCGATCATTTCCTGTATCTCCTTCGAGGTCTTACCATTTAAAAATGACCACTCTGGGTCATTTTTATCCCACTCTGCTGTGAATGAACCATCTTTATTTTGATTTATCTTTAGTGAGTCTCTCTTCATCTTTGATTTTTTTTCTTAATAATTTTGCATAAATTACATCCCCTTTAGAATATAATTTCTTGTCACTCTTTGCGATTTTAATGATTTTTTTCGCTGCTTTCTTGTCGTTCATTTGGATTAAATTGATCGGATTTATCTTTTGAATAAGTATTTATACTCTTTATATCCTCTTCAATTTTATGTAATCTATTGAATACCGAGATCATTTCATCTTGTAGTCTTTCAATTCTCTCATTGTTTGCTTGAATTAAAAGTTCGACCATTTCCATTTCCCCAGTAACAGGGTTTACCATACCATGCTCGTACTTTTCTTCGGGTGTTAAACGATTTCGATACGGATATAATATATCCTCGAACAGGCATACAACTTCCCACGCAAATTCTCGTACCCTAAATAAAAATCTTTTCATTTGTCTCGTACACCATATTCAATCGTAATTAACTTTGATTGTTTTCCACTACTATTTGCGTACACACTCTTTGTAATTTTACCTCGTAGTTGCTCTGCAATGAAATCTAACTCACATAATAATTTAGTTTCCAATTCTTCATCAACTCTGTCCATTTTCATAGCACACCTTTTTTCCTATTATAAAACCCCTGACTCAAAAAGTCAAGGGTCGTTATTTCTTATTAAGGTGGATGCGTATAGAACATTTTTTTACCTGCTAATGTTAACTAGTAAATTAATACCTCCTTACAAATTCTTTTACAAGTCTGTTGATCTTCGTCACATTCTATCAAGCACTCGTAGTATTCATTGATTAAATCGTTATGCGGATCTACTTTTGATCCTGCCAACTGATTATGCGAAATTAAGTTGTGCATTGTGAACTCCTATAATATGGTCATAACAAAGACCTTTAGTGCATCTTGTTATCTCCAATTCTATCATTATTTATGAAATAATTGTTAAAAATTCCAAATATTAGTAACAAAAATTTATGCCTACGAGTTTATACCTACCTCCATTTTGATAGAGGTCTAGTGTGTGGATTATCTAAATTTTTAACGTATTCAATCACTTCATCACGAATTGAAATCAACTCATTAAAACAATCTTGATTATATGCACAACCACGAAGTTTAGTATCAGGTTTATATAAAGACTCTAGTAAAAGAGTTTTACCTCTATCCCACTTTTCCTCTGCGTTTTGATCGTGCATCTTTCTTTTCTTTTTTAATTCCTTTTTGTATGTATATCATAGCACACTCAAAATTCTTTGCAAAGTGTTCTACGATACCATTATGAACTATGGCAAACTTTTTACCATTTGACGGAACTGCTGCCCACATACCATCCTTTGATACCCATCCAGTAGGTTGCCCAACTTTAGGGTCTAGTAGGGATGGGAATGTGGTGGGATAGAATTTCTGATAATTAGAATTTCGCATTAACACTAATAACTCTTGCGTTAGGATTTCTGGCAAGTGCTACTTGTCTTGCTTCATCATAATTGACTGCGTGTACGGTCTCAGTAAATACCTGACCTGCAACATAGAGTTCAACTTCACATTTCATTGGTGGTTCTCCTTTAGATATTCTTATTATATAATGTCTAGTATGTTTATAGTGGGTTCTTGTGCCACTTTTTTAACTGGTTGATAATCTTGTATTCTTTTCTGAATTAGATTACTATAGTTATTATTTAACTCACACCCTATGTAATGACGATTAAGAGACTTGGCAACCGCTGCGGTAGTTCCTGCACCCATGAATGGGTCTAAAACTATGTCTCCCTCTTCACTCCCTGCCTTGATGCAGGGTTCGATTAAGTCAGGTGGATATGTGGCAAAATGTGCTTCTTTGTATGGTTTAACACTTACAGACCAAACAGATCGTTTATTTTTCCTGTCATAAGACTTGGTAAGACCACTATGAGGCTGTAAGCCAGTACCAGTATTATGGTACTTGCCTTGAGTGCGATCTCGTGTTCCCCAATCTTTTGCGGGTTCTTTGATTGCTTCATTGTCATAAAAATACTTTCTGTTTTTACTGAATAAAAAGATATACTCATGTGATTTAGTACATCTATCCTTTACACTTTCGGGCATCGGATTAGGTTTATGCCAGATAATATCCTGTCTTAAATACCATCCATCATTACGCATCGCAAATGCAAACATCCAAGGGATTCCGATTAAATCTTTTTCTTTTAATCCTTCTAATTTGTTTGCTCTTCGATTACAATTATCAGGTAAATCTTGTTTAGTTTTAGATACTGATTGTTTAACTAGTGACTGACCTTTGCCAGGTCTATAGTTATAATAACTATCCCCTAAATTGACCCACAAAGTTCCATCATCAGTAAGTGCATTACGCACCTCTCTGAATACAGATACAAGACTTTCGATATACTCTTCGGGTGTTTCTTCTAGTCCTATTTGATTATCTTGTCTAATCGCACCACAAAGAGGGCAAACACTTTTGAAAATGTAATCTCCTACACTTCCCATATCATCATGTTTCTTATGTCCAGTAATACAATTAGAACCTTGCTTACCTACCTTTCTATGTTTACAATTTGGATCTCCTCCAACCCATGTTGCTGTACCATAATCCCTTAGTCCATAATAAGGGGGCGAAGTCACACACACTCTAGCACTTTGTGGTGCTATTGTCTTTAATGTGTCTTTGCAATCTCCAAATAAAATTGTATCTTTCATCCGTAAGTGTGAATGTTGTAATGTTTGCGAACTGGTTTATATTGTGGTTTAGGTTTTACCCTAACCACTTTGTATATTCTTAATAATGTTTCTGTATTCATGTGTTTACGATTGATGTTGCCGCTTCTCCTTTGTTGAAAATAGTGTCAACAACTGCTTCGACCTTTCTTGCAGTAGAGATACCTACGTTAGAGTAAACTGGTATGCAAACAAGACCGAATACTTTGTCTGCATTACCCTTACGAATAACTCTACCGATTGTCTGTGAGATGCCTATGTAATCCATTGATCTCATAAACAATACTGCTTCAAGACCATTGACATTGATACCCTCTGAGAGTATGCTGTGATGAAGTACAACAAACTTCTTACCATTTCTACCCCACTCATTAAGAGTATCAAAGAAAGTCTCTCTATCGACCTTCTCTCCATCAATTACCGCACCTGTCTTAGATGTGATGTACATATAAGAGTAACCACGAACTGCAAGTTGCTTCACAAAGTCTGTCTGTGAAATAAGTGCAACAATTTGTCTGGTTGACTTAGCACATATCAACACTTTGTCTTTGTCTAGGTTATCAATGGCATCAATCATTTGCTCATTGTCTCTATCAGCAACTAACTCATCTTTCTTAAGAATCCTTGAACGATATACTTCAACCTTTGGTGGTAGAATGTAACCTTGCTTGACAAGTCTTGGTGCAGGGATTTGGCATATCACATTACCATAAGTCTTAGTGTGGTTCATACCTGCTTTCTCTGTGGTGCGACTATGTTTTGGTGTTGCTGTAAAGAAGTAGCATCTATCTGCTTTCTTTGAGAAGTAATCAGTAGCAGGGAAAAAGTTTTTCTGTACTGAGTTGTGTGCTTCATCAAAGTAGATAGTATCTACATTAATACCTGTCTCTTCAACTCTATGTAGTGAGTGATATGTAGTGAATATAAGTAAGTTCTCTGTGCTATTGTTGACCCAATACTCTAACTGGTCTGCCTTAGTTGTACTCTTATGATGTGTCTCTCCACTATGAACATGAATGACATCTACATCTGTGATGAACTCTAAGAACTCTGCTGATAACTGATTCGCAAGTAGAATACGAGGTGCAACTACAACAATAGTCTTTGGTAAACTATCCTGTGCAAATCTTCTCTTCGCATCTTCAATCATACACATAGTCTTGCCACCACCAGTAGGAACAATCACTTGTCCTTTTCTGCGTAGTCTCATCTTTGCAAGTGCTTCGTTTTGATGTGGTCTTAGTTGCATAGTATTTCTTTTGATGTATTCATCATAGCATTGTGT